GTTACAGATGCCGTAGGAATAAATGCTAAAGTAGCTGAACGACTATCGGGGGCTGATTTCGACGGTGACCAAGTAGTAGTTATTCCTACTAATAATAAGGTTCGTATAAAATCAACACCGCCGTTAAAAGATTTGGAGGGATTCGATCCTAAGACTCAGTATGCTTACCATGAGGGGATGAAAGTCATGACTAAAAGTGAAACCCAAAAACAAATGGGTATAGTATCCAATCTTATAACTGATATGACACTACGGGGGGCACCTGAGAAAGATATAGCTAAAGCTGTAAAACATAGTATGGTAGTAATCGATGCTGAAAAGCACAAATTAGATTATAAACAATCCGAAAAAGACAACGATATAGCCTTGCTAAAGAAAACCTACCAACGCCATCAAAACATGGATGGAGAAGTAAAGGAGAGTGGGGCATCAACTCTACTATCAAGACGTAAGCAAGAGACTCAAGTGCCTGAAAGAAAAGGTTCAGGAAGAATAAATCAAAAGGGAAAGAGTTGGTATGATCCTACCAAACCTGAGGGAACTATATTATACAAAGAGTCAGGCAGAACATATGTTGATCCGAAGACCGGGAAAACTAAGCAAGCAATGACAAATGTATCGTTGATGTCAGTAATAGACGACGCACATAAGCTGTCATCGGGACACCCTAAGGAAAATGCATATGCTGATTATGCTAATAAAATGAAAGCTATGGCTAACGATGCTCGTAAGGAGGCGGTATATACTGGTAGACTTGCTACTAATGCAAATGCCAAACGTATCTATCAGTCAGAAGTGGATTCATTAAATGCAAAACTAAATCTTGCCGCACTTAATGCACCGAGAGAAAGAAGAGCTCAAGTTCTTGCTAATTCTGAAGTAAAGGCGAAAAAACAGGCTAATCCTGAATTAGAAAAAGATAAGAAAGCATTGAAAAAAGTAAAACAAATTGCAATTAACAAGGCTCGTATAGCAGTCGGTGCAAGTGGAAAGGGCACACGAATTAACATAACAGACAAAGAATGGGAAGCTATTCAGTCTGGCGCAGTAAGTGATTCTAAATTGACAAAGATACTAAGGTATGCGGATCAAGATGTAATAAGACAAAAGGCTACCCCTAAGTCTAATGGTGCGCTATCCTCTGCTCAAGTTAGTAGAATCAAAGCTTTGGCTGCATCAGGTTATACAAATGCTGAAATCGCAGAAGTTTTAGGAAAGTCAACATCAACAGTTTCAAAATATCTAAATAGTTGAAAGGAAGTGTGAAGTTATGATTAAATGTGCGTTAACCACAA